CAATAACATCATATCCATATCAATTTGAAGCAATAGATAGAAGTGTTACATTGGAAATTCCTGATTTAGGTGCAAGTAGATATTCAACAAATAAAGTTAGATTTGAAAGTCAATATAATTTAGATGGAACGGAGATAACTCCAACTAAAGGTGTGAACTTATCGGTAAATAGTAGAGGAACTAAAAAATCATTTGACCAATCACCAATTGATTCAAATAGAGTAGGTTTATTTTTCTCGCCAACAAAAGAATTAAACATTGATATTGCAAAATCATTTGGTGGAATTAATTTAGATAATTACATTGGTAACCCACAAGATTATTATAAATCAAATTATTCGCAATTAGATTCTTTAAGAAATTATTATTTCCAAAGATTTGATGGTAGAGATATATACGCATACATTAACTTAATCAAATTATATGAGAAATCTATGTTTGAAGATATTAAGAAGATGTTACCTGCAAGAGTTAAAGCAACTACTGGTTTATTAATTGAACCACATATTTTAGAAAGAAGTAAAGTTGCACATAAAAAACCAACAGGAGTAAATAATCAATTAGAAACTATAATAGATTCAAATAATACAACTAATATATTTGCAGAAACAAACCAATATCAAACTATAATTGATGCAAACCTGTCGGATAATATATTTGCAGAAAATTATCAATATAATACTAGAATTGATATTAATAATGAAAACCAAATATCAGCTGATAATTACCAATATAATACAACTATAAGAACAACCGATAACACAAATATAAGTTCCGATTATTATCAACAAACAGCATCAATTGATTGTGGTTTACAAAATCCTACTATTTTAACTGAAATTGATTTGTATGATTTAAATATTGTAGCCGGTCAAACCACATTTGAAACGGTTGGATTTGGAATATATGCTCAAAATGGACATGCTATTAGAACATATTTTGATGAAAAAGGCCGAAGAGTTAAAGAAAGAATTAAAGTAGATTTAATAACAGAACAAAAATCAAGAGAAGCTTTAAAGTATAAAATTGTAATAAATGGCAAAGGTGACCCAAGAGGTGGAATGGAATTGACATCATCCATTTACTATGAGACAAAATTAAATATTCAACCATATTCAACTGCAAAGGTTATTAATGCGGGTACGGGTAGTATAGTTCAAGTAAAAAAAGTAGATGGATATTTACCAACACATTATAGAAATACATCGGATTTGACAAGAGGATTGCAAAATAGTTTCTTTAGAGGTTCAAAAAATACAGCAGCAACAACTATTGATGGTGCATCACCTATTGAAACATTTATATCTAATCCAAACATATTAACTGTAAATAAAGCAGGTAGAAATACATCCGAACCAATTTTGGAAGTAGAATAACGAAATTTAAAAATAATTATATTTATATCAAACGATAATACAACACTATGGGATATTTAAGTAACACAGAATTAACAGTAGATGCTATCCTTACAAAAAAGGGTAGAGAAAAATTAGCAGCAGGTGGTGGTTTAAACATCACACAATTTGCATTGGCAGATGATGAGATTGATTATAATTTATACGAACCAGCACATCCGTTAGGTTCTGCATATTATGACGCAGCAATTAAAAACATTCCTGTAATTGAAGCATCTCCGGATGAGACACAAGTAATGAAATATAAATTGGTAACATTACCAAAAGATTCAAAAAGTATTCCTGTTGTGTCTATTGGTCAAGCATCAATTATTGCAACAACAAAAGTAACTGGCCCTATTACAATTTCACCTAATACTTCTGGTGGAAGTAATGCACAGGGTGGATACACTGCCATTTTATCAAATAAAAATGCAGGTACTTTACAAGGTGAGGGAGCAACTTCCGATGTAGGTAGTGTTCCTGTATTTATTGGTGATGATGTATCAGCAACTGCAGCAACTGCTAAAGGATTGACTTTTAAATTCTTCCCAGCTAATAACTTAACATCTAATTTAACAACAACACTTACTATTTATGGTAATCAAACAGGAGGTTCAATAACTGTTCCTGTAACGATAACTTATGTAGTTTAAAATAATAAAACAAAATGGCAATAATTAGAAACAACACAGTCCTTACAAATTTACAAACGGAATTATCCAATGCTATTGCAAATGGCTTGAATACTACGACAATAGTAAATATATTAAATAGTGCACTAGGAGCTGGAGAGCAAATTGGACAAACTGCATTTAATACAATAACCGAAGGAGTTTATAAAAAATTCGGTGTAGGTGACCAAGTTTTAAATAGAACAGAAATTGTAACTACCGGTATATGGAGTGGTGATACTGGTTCTTTAGCGGTAAACGCAACTTATACATCATCTGCACAAATTGCAAACATTAGTGGAAAATACTATATAGATGTTTATAACGCATTAACATCATCGGATTCAGCTGAAGTTCAATTCTCAATTGCATATGGTGATTATGCCGGATTCGGTGCACCTACATTAGCACAAGATGATTCGTCAACACAACCAACAAAAGCAACATATTCACAATATAAAAATTTATTATTATCACCTACGGATGCATTTTTTAGTGTTTATTCTGGTTCAACTGCGGGCGGACATGATATGAAATCATTCTACGCGATTAATGTAAATAGAGCTAGATACAAAGAAAGATTAGACCCAGGAAATATTTCAATTACTTTAACAGGAACAAGTAGTATTACTTTGATTGATGATAGTGGCGGAACTGATGAAAATATTACAACAGCAGGTAGAGTATATAATTTAGTTAGTGGTTCATTAAACATTGGTTCAGCATTAACTGCATCAATTGAAAACTATGTTTCTCCTGTAAATGGTCAGGGATATGGTTTATTTTATCCTGATATGGGTATTTTATTACTAAACCCATTAGCATTACAATCTAAGGTTGATATCAAATTAGCACCCGCTAATAGTTCAATGACAGGGGTTTATCATAACATCTCTTTAAGTGGTAGTACATATAGTGCAAATTCTGGTTCAGTAATGTTATTAAGAACATTAGCAGGTGGTGCAGATTTTCAAGTAAGAAGAACTGAAAATGTTTCAACTGCACATTATTTTATAAGAGCAAACAATAGAGAATTTAACTTCTCAAATAATCCAACATTTGTAACGGGTTCAGCTGGGCAGTTTACATGGCCGGTTTTTGAATCAAATCCAAAAGTTTTTATTACAACAGTTGGTTTATATAATGACGCAAATGAATTATTAGCAGTTGCAAAAACTTCAAAACCAATTGAAAAATCATTTGATAAAGAAGTAGCAATTAAAGTTAAATTAGACTTCTAATCGGAGAATAAAATAAAAACTATGGCCCACCTTAATTTGGTGGGTTTTTAGTTTTAAGATATTTATATACGATATGTTAAAACGAATACCAAAGTCAGATATTAGTATTAGGCCATTTAAAGCCTATAAAGAGTGGGATGAATTATCGGCTAGTGCGTCGGTGTTATTTGCCGAACTTGGTGATTATACGGAAACCGATATGGTCAATATAACACAAGGTCATTTAAGCGGTTCAACTTATAATAAACATTCATTGTACGGACAAATTAAATCTACATTTTATAATGGTAGAGAAGATAACCCAATTGAAAGATTTGGTATAAAAACAAATGGATTTACAATATTTACCAGAGCTAAAGAAAGATATTTAAGTGGAAGTGCAACTGTTATATCTGTTCCACAAAGTTGTGTGGGAGAAGGAATTAAAAGGGGTTCGGTTATTTTAAATGATGGTACAAGTCAATATGTGGACGATGGTTATGGTAATTTATCGGGAGAAGCAGCTGATGTATTTTTAGAAACGATAAATTTTAATAATGAACAAATTGTGTTTCAAGATTTATCTGAAGCTTTGATTTCTTTTGAAATAGTTCAATTAAATTTAGAAACCAACATATTAGAAGTTATATATAACACTATACCATATACATTACAATTAATAAAAATAGATTTTGAAAATGATGTTTTATTGGTTGAGTCTATTCCATTTTTGGATAATATTATTAATAAATTGGGTAATGTTTTTTATAATCAAGGTTTAATTGTTTTAACCGAAACAACGAATTTTAATACATCCAGTTTTGATTTGGATTTTAAATCAACACAAACGATATATGAAAATGAATTTTTATTAATAGTAAATCCCGATGAATTTAATTTTTCAACAAATCCAACATCGGTTGAAACCATTGGTATGGTCGTTACTTCTTCAATAGAACTATATGATAAATCAAATCCAAATTCAAAAAAATATATTAAAAAAATTATTACCAATGCCGGTACACAATATGTTAAGAAAAAATCAATTACTAACACAGGTACAATAGTTGATTATAGATTTAGTGGTTCGGTTGGTAACATTAAGGCGGGGTTTGAACATTATGAATTAAGTAGTTCAGTTGATACCACCGGTTCATTTTTAACACCTATGATTACAACAATTGGTTTATACAATGATGCGTGTGAATTATTAGCAGTAGCAAAATTACCTCAACCTATTAAATCGGAACCGGATATTCCTGTAAACTTTATTGTCCGTTTTGATACATAATTTATATTTATAAGTAAAATAAAAACAATATGTCTAAAATTTTAGAATTATACAAATCAGGTCAATCATCTTTGGGTGTTGACAAAATCGGGTTTCAAGCTGGAATAAATGCAAAAACACCATATACTACAAATGATTTAAAGAAAGCAGATGAGCAAGTTTTAACTGCTGCTAAATTTAAAACAGGTAGAGGTGGTACTATAACTGAGAAAAAATACTCAGATACGAAACCAAAATAAACCAATTTAATGGCAAAAAAAGTTACAAAAAAGAGTAATCCAAAATGGGTTGCACAAAAATATGGATTTAAGTCTGGTTTAGAAGAAACCATTTCTCAACAAATAGAATCACAAGGAATTAAGGTAGAGTATGAAACTGAAAAAGTTCCATACATAATTCCTGCATCCACTCACCACTATCATCCCGATTTCAAACTACCCAATGGTATTAGAATAGAGACAAAAGGTAGGTTTGTGGCAGCTGACCGTAAGAAACACTTATTGGTTAAAGAACAAAACCCAAATATGGACATTAGGTTCGTATTTTCCAATTCAAAGAACAAAATCACCAAAAAGTCCAAAACGACCTATGGGGATTGGTGTGAAAAGAACGGATATAA